CCTCCAGAGTATTCTAAAGCAGCCTCCACATGGTGGCGTAGTCTCTTCAAATGCTCAAAATCACTCATCGCTTGCCGCTGGCCACCGCATCCAGCCGCATCACCCCGATGCGCCAATCAGCCAAAACAGCACCCGTTACCTTCACATTGACCTGCCGCGCCATAAACCGGACATCCGTAGGGTTGGCCGCCGTGTATGGCCCAAAGGTGGACTGAGCGCCCGTGGGGTAATTGCGGGTCTTGAATGAAACCACCGCCTCGCCAAGTGTTTGCTCATCTGGGACAACCTGCCGCACAGACATCAGGTTGTCGCCGTTGCCAAGCTGCACTGGCCCAGACTCAGCGTAGACGCTGGCGCTGTCATAGGCAAAACCCACCTCATGCTCGTAGATGTAGCCATCACTTGATACCAGCAGCGGGTTGGTGAATACACCCGCATCAGTGCCAGCGGTACGGGCCAATGAGCCTATGTTCCAATGGTTTTCGCGGTAGTTGTAGGTGACATAACTGTCATTCTCATTGCTGCCGCTGCTCGGGTAATACCACCAGATCTCACCAAACTGGCTGTTGTGGACAGCGTAGACCTTAGACGCTTGGTTGAAATTCATGTTGCTGAACACATAGTCAGACACATCACTTGGCAGGGGCTTGACATATCCGTCATAAGTCCAGAAGCCCGACTTGCTCATCCAGATGGCCGCCGTGTCAATGGCCGCCACAGATTGGGCTGAGATTAGACCGCAGCCAGATCCGGCCTTCTCAAAGCCATAAACAAATGGTGCGCCGATATAGGTCGCCGTGTGGACATCCACATCGGTGAAGAGCAGGTTGACACCCTTGACGCGCTTGCCGGCCAATAGAGTGCCAGGTGTCGCCAACTCAAAATCACCAGCCTGATTGGTGGCCGCAGGCGTCCAGACTGTATTGTCCTCTTGGTCACACCACTGCACCTTGCGGGGATTGCCACCAGCGCCAAGGGCAAACAGGATGCGCTCGGCGGTGACCAAGAGAGCCTTGTTGCCCGTTGGAGCGTTGGTGATGGCCGCAGCCAGTGTCGGTGTTGTAAAGCCAAGCTGCCACTCGTAGAGCTTGCCGTCAGCGCTTGAGCAGGCCACCAAATACTCGCCCCATGTGTCCAAACTCCATGTGGTGGCAGGAATCAGCCCACCAAGATCAGGTCGGGCCACGCCATAGGCGTATGTGCCATAAGTGCCGTAGCCATAACCAGTCTTGATCGTGGCATCGGCAATGCCAGCAGTGATGCCGGTTGGTGTGATTTCCTTGAGTGTTCCAGCCTCGTTCATGGCGTAGAGCTTGGATTGCGTACCCGCGGCAATAAATCGCTCTCCGCTGTTGTTGCGCCAAGTGATGAACCCCCTGCACAGACCCGTCATCTGGCTTGCCGAGCGCTTCCTCCAGCCACCCATAGGCCGCAAGGTATTCTCGTACCAGCGCACCAGATTCGCGTCATACCAGCGCCCTGCTGCTTGGTACTCTGTGCCGTTCCTGTAAATGCCTGGTGGTAATTTGAGTGGGATGTACATGGCTATATTGTCGGTAGGTTGGACACAAAGCTTATTGTCGCAATAAGTGAGGCCGTTGATGGGTAACTTCCTGATGCAGCATAGGTCTGAATGCTCACCTGAGTGCTGTCAGTCTCCCACCACAACTCAATATAGTCACTTGCGTTTAAGCTCACAAAATAATTCCAGCCAACTAAGGCATGGCCATTGACCGAGCCATGCTTGCTTGGCACTGCAAAGAATCCAGTAGAGCCAACAACCACAGTCCCATTGATCTTGAGCCAGACTCTTACATCATGGTCTTGTGAGTCAGGGTTTTCAAACTGACCAGACCACTGCAAGTTCCAGATGCCGGAGTCGGCCACTGTGATCCGCGAACTGCTCGCCACACTCACGCCGTTGGCGTAGTCTGTCGTGTTCAGTGTCATGGCATAGGCCGTATTGGCCACCGCCGCCGTCTGGTCTACAGTGCTTTGAAAAGCCCCGTAAGGGTTATTCATAAACTTGCCGCCCCTTGGCCCAAACAGTGAGCCAAGGACGGAAGTCAGTTTTCTGGAGAAATTGTTCAGTGCGCCGTTGTTCTCGTTCAAGTTCCGGCGCTCGTACACCTCTGGTGGATAACCCAGAGGTGACAGTGAAGGTGTCTCTAATTGTTGCTTGACATTGGCCATGACATGATTATTTCACCTTATGCGGTCAAAACACCAAGTGCCGTGTTGATGTGCGCCACCCTGTCGGCCAAGCCGATCACGCCCCCGTTGATCTTTTTTGTCATGCCTGTAAAGTCTTTGGCGTCTGCCTCTTTGTTCAGGCCGCGCTTGTTCCAGTACCAAGCCGCTGTCAGGGCTGCATATTCTTTGGTCAGCACAAGGTCGGGGTCAGCAATAAAGTCCACACCCAAGGCGTCTGAGGCCAGCCGGTAATTGTCCTTACCGGTCAACTGGATCAGGCCACGGCCTCGGTACTTCCAGCCATCGCCCTCATCTAGGTTGCCCATCCGGCCAGAATAGACCTTGTTGGCAATCTTTTCGGGCTGGCGGTGATAGGGCTGCGCCTCGGCTTCAGACGGGAAACGGCTGGGCCATGTGGCGTTTAAACCCTTGGCGCTGTAGTTCAGGTTTTCTTGCAGTGTCTTGAAGTTGGCCGACTCATGGGCGCACTGGCCGATAAATGCCGCTTGGCGCTCTGGGGTGTTGATCTCAAACCTCGTAAACGCTGCCGTCAGTGGCTCAAGCCATGACGGGTCGATGTGCATTTCAACAAGCTGGTCTTCGGTCATTTTTTAACCTTCATATCCATGATTTTTTCCAGTGTGCGGCCACCAAAGTAAAAAGACATCACAAGCATGCCCCACTGGCCAAGCAGGGTGACATAGACCTCGTTGGCATCCAGCTTGAATGCAGACATCATGGCAAACACAAAGTATCCGACAAAGATGGCGACCAGTGTCATGGGCCGGATGTTCTTGGACAACCAAGAGTCTGAGGCCATGTCGGCAGTGTGCCGAGCACTCAAGTTGTTTTGCTCTGCCTTGTACAACTCAGTGTCGTTGGCCAGCTTGGCCAACTCGCCGTCCTGCGCCATCTTGGCCAAGTCCATCTGGGCTTTGGCCTTGGCCTCTGGGTCGGGGATCAGTTTGTCGATGAGCTTGCCGCCGACTTCTAAGAGGGCTGTGAGGGGGAACATTACTGTTTACTCCTTGAAAGCATTGTTGCGGCAATTTGCAGCATTGCACGGGCGCTGTCCATGTCTTCGGGCTGAGTAGCCCAGCCGACTGTGATCTGGCCAACAAAGCGACCTTGCTCTGGTGGCACTGAAATGCGGCATGTGTAGGCCACGCCCTTGGCAATATACCAAAGCCCCATTTCACTCTGCGCTGACTTGTACTCACCGCATGGAATCTCGCTGGCCATCAGTTTGACCACATCGGCATTGTTGGCAGCGTTCTGAGTAAACAAGCCGACATCCAGCCCGTCATTTGTTTTGTCCCTGCCGTTCTTTCCGTATGCCCTATACAAAACCCGAGTGCCAAACATTGAATTGACCTTGAAGACCGCCACCACCAGCGCACCAGACTGCTTGAACAGGTGCGCTGCTGCATCCTCAACCCTGTCCTCTGCAATCGTTGGAATCTTCTTGGACTCCTTGTACGCGCCGATCAGCAGGTCTTGGTTTGTATATACAAAGTAGCCAGCAAAGGTCAGCACGGCCATCAGCACCAATGCGAACAGTCTGAAAGGGCTGGATACATAGGCCAGCACCTTGTCAACTAGGTTGAGGCGATCATCACCTGCCATCAGCACTTGCCGCCGCACTGCTGCTGCATCACCTCAAATATCAGCCAGCCCAAAAAGCCCAGAAGAGCGCCAAACACCAGCAACATGAGCACAAGGGTGATAAATTCGTCAAGTTCCTTCTTTTGCCGTGCAGCAGACTCACGCTCACGCCGTGCATCATGCGCTGCCTCTTTGTCAATGCTT